CCCGAATCCGTGACGGATTTCCCGGGCGTCTGCGACGCCTGGGAGCCACGCTGAGGTCCCGAGCGCGGCTGGGACCGTAAATCGGAATTTGGAGCGCCTTCAGCGGCTCATATGGGCGGAGAATCGCCCAAAGTAGGTCGCTCAGGCATGCTCCAGGCGCGCTGAGAGCCGTTCTGACGGACGCCGACTGCGCGGGTGTGCCGACCACAGGCGCCGTCTGGGCGCCTCACACGGAGGCAGACGGCGCCCCTGAGGGGCATCAGCGCCAGGGGGGGCGGGGGGTCGGCCGAGGGCCGAGATCGCGCGACACCGGCTCCCCCGTCGTCGCAAAAAAAACCGCGATTCGACCCTCCGTTTTTCCGGGACTGGTCCGGATGGTCGCCTTCCCGCCCTCCCTTGAAAGGACCGCCCGATGCGTCGACCGTCTTCGATCCCGAAGGGGAAATGGGCAGACCTTTGGACGGCGTGCCATGAGGATCTTGGTGAACCGTCACTAGCCCAGGCGCGCATGCTCGAGCGCATGATCCTGAACCTCGTCGCGGCAGCCGAGGCCCTCGCGGTGGCGAGCGCCGAACCCGTGGTTCGCGGGTCGATGGGCCAACCGACCGAGCACCCACTTTTCCTCGTCGCTTCGCGGTGTGACACGCAGGCGCGCAACACCGCGAAGGAGCTTCGGCTGCTGAAACCCAATGGCAAGCGCGACGAAAAATCCTCCGACCCGTTCGACCTCCTCGACGGCCAAGACGAAGTCGCGGCAGCCCGCGCGCGCAAAGCGTCCTAAGCCCGGGACGGTCGATCACTTCCGCGCCTACGGGCGCAACCTGATCCTGGATACCGACGAGGTTTGGGAGCCCGAGGACTTCCAACTCGAAGTCGTCGCCGACATCCTGGCCGGCACCCCCGAGACGTGGATGATCGTCCCCGAGGGAAATGCGAAGACGACGTTGATGGGCGCCGTCGCGCTGTACCACGCCGATTACACGCCTGAAGCGATGGTGGTCCTCGGTGCCTCCTCGAGAGACCAGTGTGTCTGGCTCCATCGGCAGGCAGGAGGGTTCGTCGAACGGACCCCCGGGCTCGGAAAGCGCTTCCGCGTCTACGACGGTTACCTGCGGATCAGCGCGCTGAGAACCCACGGGCGCATCCAGGTGTACGCAGCCGACGAGCGCACCGGCGACGGCGCGATCTTCACGCTCGCCCTCCTCGACGAGCTCCACCGGCACAAAGACCTTCGGCTGTATCGGACCTGGCGCGGTAAGACGCGCAAGCGCGGGGGCCAGGTGGTCGCCATTTCGACCGCCGGCGAGCCGGATTCTGAATTCGAGCAGGTGCGCTCGGCGATCCGCAGCGAGGCAACCGACATCCATATCGACGGCGCTCATACTCGTGCCGCGAGCGCCGGGATGGTCCTACACGACTGGGCCGTTCCTTCCGACGGCGACGTCGAGGACATGGAGCAGGTGAAGGATGCCAACCCCCTGTCGACCATCACCACGGTCACCCTCGCCGAGGACCGCGGTTCACCCACGATGTCGGGTGCTCATTGGCTTAGGTTCAAGTGCAACCAGGCCGTGAGGGGCATCTCGACGGCGATCGACGAGTCGGAATGGAACCGCGCCGACGTCGGTGAGGACATCCCGGCCGGGAAACCGGTGTGGGTCGGCTTTGATGCCGGATGGAAATGGGATACGACGGCGTGGTCACCGTTCTGGTGGCGCGACCGCGAATGGCGCCAGTTCGGCATCCCGAAGGTTCTGACGCCCCCGAGAGACGGGACGAGTCTCGAGCCACGGCTCGTCAAGCAGGCCTTCCGCGAGCTGAACGAACGGAACCCGGTCGAGGTGGTCGTCGGGGACGAAACTCGCGCCGAGGACATCTTCGGATGGCTTCGGGATGAGTTCCCCGACATCCGGATCGTCAGCTATCCGCAAGGAAATCCGATGAAGGCGATGGCGGCCGAGCGGTTTCTAGAGGGTTTGCGTGAGGGCTTTCTGAAACAGCCTGGCGATCCGGAATTCACGCGCCACACCATGAACGCGGTCGCCCGCACTTTGCCCGACGGCCGGATCCGGTTCGATCGCTCGTCGAGCTCGCGAAATAAGAGCCAGCAAGAGCAGCGCGTCTGGGATGCGCTCGACGCCGCATCGATGGTTCACAGCGCCGCGGTCGGGGAGCACCTTGAAGAGGACGAGCCCGGCGTTCCGCTGTTCGCCTTCCGCTGAGACCTGACCCCCGAGAGGAGTCGCCGTCGTGTTGAAGCTTGGAATTCTTCCTGCCTTCGTGCTGCTCGCCTTCGGGCTCGGGTTGTTGATCACCGGACTCGCGTTGCTCTGCCCAGCTGTGGCTCTTGTGCTGGCGGGCTGCATCGTGACGGGTGGCACCCTCTACCTCGTGGACGTCTGAGCCGATGAGGTTCGGCAAAGCCTTGTCGAGGCGCTCGACCGGAGAAGAACCAAGCCTTCCGCTCTCGCAGTACCTGAACGAGATCCTCGGCTCGAACGGGATGTTCCCGTTCGGCAACGCTCCGATGACGACCCTCGGCGCCAAGCAGGAGGAAATCCGGGGCAACTTCGAGGGCTACGCCTACCAGGCGATGAAAGCGAACCCGATCATCTTCGCCTGCATGGAGACGAGACGGTCACTGTTCTCACAGGCCACCTTCAACTTTCGTCGCCAATCGAACGGTCGAGCCGGGCAGCCTTTCTCCACGGGTGCGCTCGCTCCGTTACAGCACCCGTGGAGCGGCGCCACCACCAACGACCTTCTCTCCCGGATGAGCCAGGATGTCGACCTGGCGGGCAACTGGTTCGGTGTGCTCCGCCCCGGAGGGAAGATCAAGCGGCTTCGCCCGGACTGGGTGACGATGGTCCTTGGCAGCTACAGGGATCCAGATGTGGGTTTCGGGGACGTGGATGCCGAAGTGCTCGGTTACATCTACACGCCAGGTGGCCCGGGTGGGAGCGGGAAGACGATGACCTTCCTTGCGCACGAAGTCGCGCACTTCATGCCGACGCCGGATCCCATCGCGGAATTCCGAGGCATGTCATGGATCACTCCACTCATCCGAGAAATCATGGGTGACCAGGCGATGACCACCCACAAGCTGCAGTTCTTCGAGAACGGTGCCGTTCCAGGGATGGTCGTGAATCTCGGCCCGAAAGTGCCTGCGGAGAGCTTCGACGAATGGGTCGACCTCTTCGAGGAGAGCCACACCGGGAGCATCAACGCCTTCAAGACCCTCTATCTGGCCGCGGGCGCCGAAGCCGAAGTCGTCGGAAGCGATCTGAAGTCGATCGAATTCCAGGCCATCCAGGGTCAGGGCGAGACGCGAATCTCGTCGGCAGCAGGGATCCCGCCGATCATCGCCGGTCTCTCAGAAGGACTGAAAGCGGCGACGATGGCCAACTACGAAAACGCTCGTAGGCATTTCGGAGACGCGACGGCTCGACCTTGGTGGCTGGGGGCCTGTTCGGCTCTCGAAACGATCATCGAAGTCCCCACCGCGGCTCAACTCTCCTACGACGCCAGCGAAATCCCTTATCTCCAGCAGAACGAGACGGACGCGGCCGAAATCCAGTTCAAAAAGTCCGAAGCCGTCAAGCGCTACGTGGAAGCCGGTTACACGCCCGAGAGCGCCGTGGTCGCGGTCGACACGGGTGACATGAGCCAGCTCGAGCATTCCGGTCTCGTCTCTGTCCAGCTTCATCCGCCGGGTTCGGAACCCGGCTCGACCGAAGGCCCCGCAGCACCGGCCTCGGATTCTTCAAGCAGCAACTAAGCGCGGCTCCGCCGGGCCGCATCACCTACCTCGCAGGAGGATTCATGTCATCGACGACGAAAGTCGCGCCCCGCCGCGATGGTCTGTACCGGGCCATCTTTCCTGGGGCCGAGCTCAGGGCCGCCCAGGGCGACGGTATGCCGACTCTCGTCGGCCACTTTGCGGTCTTCAACAAACCGACGGAGATCGCCAGCTTCATGGAGGGCAACTTCCTCGAGCGGATCGCTCCGGGCGCGTTCAAGAAGACCTTCAGCGAGAACCGGGCGATCAAATGCCTGTTCCAGCACGGCTGCGATCCGGACATCGGCGACAAGCCGCTAGGTCCCGTCGAGACGCTGCGCGAAGACGACACGGGCGCCTTCTACGAAGTCCCGCTCCTCGATGCGAGCTACGTGAGGGAAGACGTGCTTCCGGGACTCGAAGCTGGGGTCTACGGAGCGTCTTTTTGCTTCGAAGTCATCAAGGAAGAATTCAACGAGGAACCGGGCGTCTCGGCCGACAACCCGAAAGGACTCGCTGAACGGACTTTGCTCGAGGTCCGGGTCCCGGAGTTCGGGCCCGTCACTTTCCCGGCCTACGAAGAGGCGACCGCCGGGGTGCGGTCGATCACCACGCGCATCGCGATCGAGTCGCGGGGCGCGGATGTCATGGACGAGATGTTCGGCGACTGGGCCGGTCGCAACCCGGAGCGCGCCCGCTCACTTGCGGCTGCGGGCGAGAAACGCGAGGTCGTCCCATACAAGAAAACGCCGACCAGCGAAGAGGCGTGGGACGGCCCGGGGAACAAAAAGAACCTCCCGTCCCCGCTCCCGGTCGAGACCGCCCGCGAAGCCTTCGCGTGGATCGAAGAGGATCGGATCGAAGACGGCAACATCCCGAAGGACGCCTGCAAGTTCATCCACCACCTGGTGTCCGAAGACGGGACGGTGGGCGACGCCGATGTACAGGCGTGCAGCACCGGCATCGGGGTGCTCAATGGTGAGATGTCGGGGACGACGATCCCCGACGCAGACCGCCAGGGCGTCTACGACCATCTGTCGAAGCACCTCGAGGACGCCGGCAAGGAACCGGCCGAGCTGAAGCCGCGCAGTGCGTCACCCGAGGATGCCGAGACCCGCGACGCCGACGCCATAACCGCACTGGTCGACGCCGGGTTCACCCGCGAATCGGTCACCGACGCGCTGAACCTGGACGCATTGCAGAAGAAGACTTCGGAGCCGGCCGAGGAGGCCACTCCAGAGGCCACCGACGAG